AGACCCAGACCACACCACTCTGTTATATCGTGATTTCTTTGTCATATACTAGATGGGAAGAGTAGAGATCTTGTAGTACTGTTTCTTCAGCATCCGAGTTTGACGAGCAGACTCTTCGACCTTAGAACGCAGAGAGGAGGGAATCAATGTAGCCAAAGACTCAATGTCGAACTTGTTCTTATCACAGTAGAAGACGATGGCATCGATGTAGTTCATCCGATGTCTATTGACAATACCTTCGATATCTTCTAAGAGTTGTTCTACGGTTAGACCAAAATTCATAATCAACTTTTCCTTTTTCCGACTACTCATTTAGTATACCTCGTTTTGGAATGAAAGTAAAGGGTTACAATGGTTAAGATTTTTTAATCAGGTAATGCTTGACTTTTGACTAGAATCCCGCTATAATATTAGATGTAGTTACGTGATATACTATAGTAAAGGAATACTGGGTGAGCCATATATGGTATCTAGATCCACCTCTTTAATGCTGTATTGGAAGTCCTCTTCGGTATAGATCTTGAGTCGTTCCACAAAATGATTCCGAGTATAGTTGGGTCGGCCTTTCCAGGTAAGATCATCCGAGATATCAAAGATGGTAGCGATCTCTTTCTTGGCAGAGATTCTAAGTGCTCGACCAATAGACTGAAGAGTTCGAACTCTGGATTTGGAAGGCTGAGAGAATATGATGTTAGCCAGAGACTTGATGTTTATCCCTGTGGAAAAGATCTGAGAGGATGCGACCATGATAGAATTTTCGGCCAGTTCAACACTCGTTCGAATGTCTTCTCGAATGGTGGTGTCGGTCCCACCATAGATGAAATGCACTGGTCTATTAGTACGTTGCTTGATGAGATCGTATAACTTCATACCATGAGACTCGACTCTGGAGAATAGCACCAGAGTATTGCCTTGGGTATTCACAGCAAGATCGGCGATGAACTTATTTCTTTTATCATTACCAATAAGGAACTGGACCTCGTCCTCATATTCATTATCCTTGTTGGCCTTCCGAACTGCATCTGGATACTTGATGACAAAACATTTGATCTTAAAATCTGAAAGATGTTTTGATTCTATCAGATCAGAGGTAGATACTACATTGAACACCGGACCAAACAATCCTTCCAAGATCAATTGATTACAGTTCTCTCCGTCCAGGGTGCCAGTACATCCATATCTATACTCACAGTTGACCAGCTTTTCCAGCAGTGCCGAGATCTCCTTGCTCTTATATAGATGGGCCTCGTCACCAATCACCACATTGTAGTCATCGAAGTATGAAGCAGGTTTATCATATAGGGACTGCCAGGTAGAGATTACAATTCTCTTGTCCTCTCGAACCATTCCGGAATATATTCTGGTGGTGTGTTTCTCGACATTCCATTCAGTGCCAGCATATTGTTCGAAGTCAGAGTACATCTGTTCGACGAGGGATGTGGTCGGGACCATCACAAGTATCTTCCCCTTAACCTGAGAAAGAAGATTCCTTGCAATTGTATAGATGATTAGGGATTTGCCTGAGCCAGTGGGTGAGAGGAAGATCTGTCGTTTGTTCTTGACAGCAGCAAAGATCGCCAGCAGTTGATGGTTGTGAGGATGGATTTGTTCTCCATTGTAGAACCACTTGGAGAAATTAAGAGGTACAGGAGTCTGAGTGCATTCAAAATCTTTACTGAAGGTGTAGGAGTTTTCTTTGGCAAATTCTTCTATGTACTTACCGAGACCAATATATATTTTGTTGGTCCCTCGGCGAAGCAGACGAATCTTTCCGTCCCATCGTCTACTTCTGACTGAAGGAATAAAGCGTGCATTCGGAACTTCAAATGTGAATTTTTCGGACAACTCCTGTATAATATGAGGTTCTGCCTCGACACGACAAAACACATTATCTAATTGTTTAAGGAAAATATTCACATATGTATTTAGTGTCTCTACATTCCACTCTCGAATCTAATCATCGCAATCATTTCCTTGATGTGGAATGTGCGAGAATTGATCTCCTTCAGAGTACGCTCCAACATATCCACAATACATTCCTGATATGATACTCGGTCTTGTTGCGTCTGCAATTTGTTATCAGCATCCAGCCAGATCTCTACATCCTGACGCAGAACCTTTCTCTCATTGGCCTCTTCTCTGTAGTCTTCTTCGGGTGCGGTGCCCATATAAAATTCACGACGAGACTTATACACCGAGAAGTATTTTCTCTTTGCAGCTTTGAGTTTGAGCTTTTCTTCCTGGAACATGGCAAGATACTTGGTGAATAGATTGGGTGTTCGTGATGCTTCATCCACCAGATTCATGCGGTCAATCTTGAGGTCCTCCGTTATCAATGCACTGATCTCTTCTATGAGCATATAACAACTCCTTCACTGGCTTATAATAATCTTTGCGTTTCTTCTTGAATACCAATCGATCTCCTGAAGTGGTGATCATCAGAATGACAATGTTAGGAATAACAATCTTTGTCATCTCCTCGAACATAAGAGAATACATTGTTAGCTGCATGAAGTAACTCAGAATATCTTCTTCGTCTTTGAGTTTGTTTGCAGTCTTGAAGTCGATGATCGATAGTTCTCCATCAAACTCTGCAATACAATCCACTCGACCAGCAACCTGAAGTAGATCCGAATACAGTGCGACCTCCTGACACATCACATAATCGATCCGGTGCAGAGATTCTTGGAACGACGAGAAGATCATCTTCTCATAAGTACCCACATCACCATAGTAGTCTTCTACATTATTGATGTAGTCTTCGGTGATCTTATGAATAGTGGTGCCCAGTGTGGTGGCTCTGTTTGAGACACGGTTGGCTTCCTCTTCTCCTACTCTTTTCCTCCAGGCCGCAATTGAGTCCTTAGAAAGGGAACCAAGCACAGAAGTAACAGACAAATACTTTTTGCCATTAGGCGTAGTGTAAATTCGTTTTCCATCGTCTCCTGTTGATGCTTCTAACTCAGGAAGCATCAACCCTAAATGATTATATATTTTTCTCATCACTACTAGTATACCACTTTCTTATTCCAGAACACAACCAATACCCAAGGATTTTTTTGCAAGAATGTACTCTCGCACGATTCCTGATCTGACAATATCATCCACACCAAACTCTTCGATATTAAAACTTTGCATCTGCTCTATGATGGATACAAACTTTGGCAGACCTGTTACATCAAATCGACTCTTGAGTAGATCAGTCTGTTCTAGATCTCCACAGAAGATCATTCGTGAATTCTTACCAACACGAGTCATGATAGTATCAAGTTCACTCAGGTTACAGTTCTGAAATTCATCCATAATAATGAACGAATCATTGATGCTGGTTCCTCTTAGATATGAAGTAGATACGAAGTCTACAACACCATTGGTCTTCATGATTTCCCAGGCATCGCCTCGGCCCAACAATTCAGAAAATATTGCTTTGTATGGAGCCTCGTACACAGACAGCTTCTCCTTCAGTGTTCCTGGGAGAAACCCCACATCTCTGGAAGACACTACTGATCTGATGATGATAATTTTGTTGGGGCCAGTATTATTCTTATTATCGACGATGGATTTCAATGCCAGATACATAGAACAAAAAGTCTTTCCTGTTCCGGCAGTTCCCATCAGAACCAGATTCTTTGCCTGATCGAACTCAGTAAAGATCTTCTTCTGAGTGTCCGTGAGCGGTACAATGGATCTCAATTTGAAACTGGCGTCTATCTTGGGTTGGTCTAGATTCTTCTTTGTGCGGGTCTGAGACTTCGGGGATGCTGGAAGTTTTGCTGACATGTGCAACCTCTTTTCTAGATCTCTTTAATATTATTTGGTGCCTTGGGATTTCCCATTGTATGACGGGGATGGCCTGTACGGATTCTATCCAGAACAAATTTGTTGAAGTCTGATGGGACTTTGGATACACCAAGCCTTACAGAATCTCCAAGATTCATTTGTGATACAAACTGTTTGATTTTGGATTGGGCACAAGCAGGACATGGCTGAGACTCTGGTAACTTGTTCTCGGCCATCTTCAATTGCTTCTCAAATTCATGATCACAATCGGAACAACGATACTCATATGTTGGCATAACGACTCCTGTTTTTATTTAGCTCCAAAGAAAATGGCTAGGTTTCCCTAGCCTTGATACCATTCAGAAGTTTATTTTATAATCCTCACCGTCTATGTTAGACCGTTAGACCTTCATAAAGTTCATCAGGTGTTGTCGGCACAAAATCATCCCAGGTGTTATTGATTCCCATAGTGGCATCGAACTTCTGATACAAAGACTTGAAGGACGCCTTGGTCTCGTCATCGAATCGAGCGATACAGTATTCAATTGCCTTCATACGATTCTTGGTGCCTCCGAAGATGTAGAAGTTTAGAATATGAATCAGGCGACGAGTAGTCACGATCTCATCAATAGCACCTTCCCGGAAGGTATTGCGAATCGCCGCAGCCCACTCAATGAGGCGAGGAACAAAGTCCACAGTATCCTTATCAGTGACATTATTCTTGGCAAGAATCTGATTCAGAATCTTGGTTTCCACCGTAGTCGAAGGATAGTCGTGTTCGATTGTGATGGCAAATCGATCCAGGAAGGCTTCATTGAGAATATTACTGCCCATATATCGACCATCAGACGATCCCTTACCCTTGCTGTTAGCCGTGGCGATCACAGTAAACCCAGGCTGAGGATAAACCAATTCGTTGGTCTTCTTGATATAGATAGGATTGCCTTCAAGAATTGGCTGAAGACACATGATCTTGGGAGAACCAAGATTGATCTCGTCCAGCAACAGCACGGCACCACGTTTCATGGCTTCGATTGCAGGGCCGTCCTGCCACACCGTGTTGCCATCAACCAAGCGGAAGCCACCAATCAGATCGTCCTCATCAGTCACCTCTGTGATGTTGGCACGAATGAGTTCTCGTCGGGCCTTGGCACAGGCTTCATAGACCATCTTGGTCTTGCCATTACCGGACTCACCAGTGATATACACCGGAAAGAATGAGTTGGCGTTCACCAGATTATATACAATACGATAGTCACCGAATGCCACAAAGTCTGGGTCTGACGCAGGCACCAGACTCTTATCACACTTTGGAGCGATGATGGTATTTAGTACTGCCTTACTGGATTCAACTGTCTTCTTGGCTACTGCGAAGATCTGGGATACCGGAACAGTGCCGTCCTTTGCAGGAACACGGTATACTCCACGAGATGCTTTGAATGCAGGATTGGTGATGAATTCAACATATCCCTTTCGGTTGCCGGGATTGTTCTCGAGCACCATATTGATCTGGGATCGAGTCAGAGTATCAACGACCTCGCCCGAACAAAATGTCTCATGAAGTGAATCGATGAAATTGTCTAATGGAGTTTTCATTATATATCCTTAATTGAAGATCTCAATCAAATCCCAGGCACAGTTGACGATCTCGGCGTCTCCAGAACTATGTCCCCGCTCATAGGCTGCATAAGCAACCTTGCTGACATACTGTGCCGGGACACCCTTGTCCAGCAGATGCTGCTCGAAGTCAGCATTGAACGTATTCACTGGAAGCTCATAGCAAAACAACGGCATATCTCTCAGATCGTAGTGAGCGTTACGAACTGCTTGGTAGTATCCAGCACGAACATCGACCTGGAAGTCTCCGGTCTTGACTGGGATCTTGTTTTTGATTTCGGTGGGAGTCATTTAGTATCAATCAACCTTATATAACTATTGTACCGTATCCAGCCAAAGAACACAACCAGAGAATTCTGTTTAGAATGAACAACTTACTCTAAGTTGTTGAAAACGCAGGGAAGAAAGTTTTTCGATTCTGATTCAGAAAAGAAACGTGTCCGCACTGGCACGAGAGAGTGCACGAGAGAGAATAAATTTTCCCTTTAGAATGAACAAGATACCGTAAGTTGTTCATTCTAAACAGAATTCTCTGGTTGTGTTCTTTGGCTGGATACGGTACAATAGTTATATAAGGTTGATTGAATATGAAACGAAAAACAATCGAAGTTGACCGAATCCGTATAGAATGTAATAATATGTTAGCTCACCCTGGGTTCTCAACGGATAGACGCAAAGGAATCATCGATATTTTAAGTTTTATTCTGTGCGAATCCGGCCAGTATAATGGGTATAAATTTATTGACACCAAGGCAGTCCTTGAAGGTACGGGCGAAGAAACTAAACGGGTGTATTTCTAATGTTACAGTCACACACAGAGAAACTCGCCAAGCTGATGGCTGGCGAAGACATCGATGTCATTCAAAAGAATGCTCCGACTGCATACTTTGATCTGAAGTACCGCCGTCTCATCATCCCTAACTGGAAGAATCTCTCAGTAGTCGAAGAAGAAATGCTCGTTGGCCACGAGATCGGCCATGCTTTGTATACTCCTATAGATACCTGGACGGCTGAACTTGATGCGTTCGAGGGTAGTAAGAATGTATTCCAGAATGTCGTGAATGTGGTCGAGGATGCTCGTATTGAGCGCAAGGTCAAAACCAAATATCCTGGCATGAGACATATATTCTACTTCGGATACGAAGAACTGTTCAAACGTGGTATCTTCTGCGTAGATGATGAGACGGCTCTGCTGGGAAATCTCATCGAACAGATCAACTGGAACTACAAGATTCCTGGTAAAGTTGACTTCACCAAACATCAGATGTTTGATCACTTCGTTGCCAAGATAGATGCCGTTGTTACATTTGAAGACGTGGTTGCTCTTAGCAAAGAAGTGTATCAGTATTGTAAAGAAGAACACGAGAATAAGAAATCATCAGGCAAAGACAATCAGGAATCCGAAGGCAAAGAAGATCAGGAATCCGAAGGCAAAGAAGATCAGGAATCCGAAGGCAAAGAAGATCAGGAATCC